AGATAGATCTATTATTCTGGATCCTCTGCAAGATCTTCAAAATCTTCGCCAAAGATCTCAGCTACTTGATTAAGATCTAAATCATGATTATCAGTCTGTTTCAAAAAGTCGCAGATCGCCTCAGGCTCTGGAAAACAATTTTGTGCTGCTTTCTCTGGATCACTCTGAAAAAGTTTTCTAGCCTCATAAGTGCCACCATGCCCAAAATCTACTATACCTTCTATATTAACCTCGTATCTATCACGTTTTAGAGCCCAGGCAAAGGCCTCGTCAACGAAATCAGATATATACTCGAATTGATCACGATCAAAGCCTACTCCCCCTCTTAAAACTGTATCTTTGTTTAGGTAGTTATAGGTTTGATCGCAATTGATCCAATGATCACATTCCCACAAGACGTTAGCGATCGCAAACATTTTATCGGTCAACTCAGTCCTTTGACTGTCTGAAATTTTAGTTTTTGTTGTCATCACGATCCTCCCATCCGGTCACTTGATCATTAGCCATAATGATCTCTACACATTCATCAGCAGTTATGCCGTCATATTCTACTTGGTCTAAAGATCCTTTGCGGCATAACATGCCATTAAAAAACTTTAGCACTTTCTCGAACTTAGTCGCCGTAGCAACTCTTTTCAATTTACTCATAGTATTAAAATCGACCCCCTTATGGATCTGTTAAAACTATAGTTTACTATTTGTGATCAAATTGATCAACAAGATCTTGTGAATAAATTGATCAACAAGATCTTGTAAATAGATCTTGTGTTGCATATGTGTCTTTTAAGAATTGGCTCTGTCGCTCTCAGATTCTTTTATGATCCCCGACTTACTCCCGACTTTTTACCCTCTGGATTTTAGATCCTGTTGTGATCTTGAAGTGATATATAAGAAAAATATATAAAAAAAGGGAGCCTTTACAGACTCCCGACTAGCACCCGACAGGGGATCACTTAGGTGCTATTAAAACTTACCAATATATTTTCTATCATGTATGAGAGTATCTAAAGGTGACTGATACCCTTTTTTTCTAGCGTAATCATGAGCCACGATCATCAGCCCATAATAATATTTTTCTAGCCATCTTAAATTCATAAGATCACACCTACTAATAGCTTGGTAAACTTCTTCTTCGCTAAAACCTTGCCATCTTAGAGGGGCAACAGCTTTGCCTAACTCGTCAGCTCTGGTATCAGTTAGCCCCTGTCTTTCTAATACCTGACTGAACGCATTATCCATAAAGTTTTCAACTTCTTTAGTCATGTGCCACCTCCTTTTGTGAAGATAGTTGACCTGTTGCTTCTCTAAATTTATCAGTATCAAAATTTGCATTTTCCGATATTAGATATTTGCAAAGATCATTTACAAATGTTGCTTGTTCTATAACAAACATAGGATTATTTCTAACACTTGCTAGTCTTGAATTTTTTAAAATTAATTCAGCTAGTTTTTCAAAATGTTTTCTAGTCATTTTTACCCCCTAACACTTGATCAAAAGTTTTATTATAGCTAATACCGCTAACTTTCTTTTCATATTCATTTTCTATATGTGAGAATTTATTAGCTGTTTCTAAGATCCAAGGAAATTTATCAGCTAATATTTTAAGATTTCTTTCATCACATTCACCACAAGCACTAAACAGATCACGTAATGCTTGGTTTATTTTAACGGCTCTGGTATCTGCCAGACCGCCATCAACGAGGTGACGTCCTACAATAGTATCAACACAATAGCCGTACTTTAATTGTAGGTTTAGTCGCCTTTCTTTTTTATTAGTATTCATACTTAAAGTATACATCAAGTAAACATCTGGTCAACTAAATATTAATATTTTTTTTAAGGATCAAAGCTTAGTATTTGTGTTTATATAGTGTTATTTAGGACCTAATTTATTTGTCTGGTAATTTGTAAAAAGTCCCCGACTACGTCCCGACTGGGTAGAGTTTTAGATCTTAAATATTTTGTGTGTTTATATTAGACATAAAAAAGGCGGGGTTATTATGCCCCGCCAGATTAAATAGCCTCCGACTACTCTATTTCAATTACTTTGATTATTGCATAAGCACTATCTGGTAGTTTACCCTTTGCCATATCTTCGTAGAAATCATCAGAACTACCGGCACAAGCCATAACTTCGCCAGAAGTTGTGTCAATAAAAAGATAATCCTCATCTTCATAATCAACAAAGTTTATTACAGTTTGTTTAAAACGACGTTGTTCTGGTTTAACTGCCATCTTTACCCCCTTTCATCTATAAAATTTTTAACTATATCTATAATTTCGTCTAGTGAATAATCAATAAATTTATTTTTATAAATATAATCAGCGTTAAAATCTAGCCTTAGGTCATAAACCTTGACAGTTATCAATCCTGTTGGGCTACACTCAAAAAATATATCATGTTGGGCATATTTCATATATTCATTAAACATCTTCACCCTCTAAATCTAAAAAAGTATCAGCTACTAGACTTATAAGACTTTCAGCAGAGTCATGTACTGCACTATCTACATCAGCTTTATTTTTTATAAATTCAGCAGTAGTTTGTATAATACTTTCTGCCGCGTATCTTCTAACGTCTGGATTTCTATAATCCATAATCTTAACCATTTTTTCCTCCTGTTTAATAGTTAACAAATATACTTTACCTGGTGTCTACTAAATGTCAACAAAAAAAGCTAATTTTTTTGACCTAATATTTCAGTCAAAGTGTTATGATATAAGCCTTTCGTGAAATGTATAAGTGTGCTATTGTGTTATATATTGTTCCGACTTCTTGCACACGCGTCCCGACGTTCCGACGTTCCGACTTCCCGATTTAGATAGCCGAATAGATCAATTTATATTTAGAGGGCGACCTAAAGACAAGGGGGGTGCTATTAATACCGGTACTACCCCAAAAAAACTATATATTATTTTGTATTATCTGTTGACAGTATGTAGACAAAATGATTGAATTAAAACTTAACTATTAATGTTAAAAATGAAAAATACTAAAACATATGAAAAACTTGTTGATCTTAGCGTTCAACATTTAATCGAGTACAAAAGCAATATCAATAACGAAGTAAAGTTATTGAGAGGTGTAAAACTTAGAACTGCAGATTTTGAACTTTACACTTTTAGATGGTCGGAAGTTCAAGAATGTTTTCAAGTTATTAATGAAAATGCCGGCACAATTGAATATATAGATACAAGTGATCTACATGAGTTTATTAAAAACTTTTGTGAAGATACCCTAGTAAATTTCTTATTAGACGTAGATATGCGTTTTAATGATTTACAAGAGCCACCTTACCACTACGAAATAAATCAAATTATTAACAGACTACACGAGGACATGAGGGCAAGAACATGATTGATATAGATAAAGACGACAAACTCGTATCTGTAAAAGTTTATGAGCCGAAACAAAGGCGAATTAAATATATTGCAGAAACTAAAGAATACTTTGACAAAGTGAACGGCAACTCTTATTGGAGTTGTCGAGTTGAAGATATTGAAAAAGATGTAATGTATGTTTTTCCAATTCAATACGGCTACGGCGATCATTCAGAATTTGAAGTGAAAAAGGCACTTAATATTAACAGTTGGGGAGAAAAACCAATTATTAAATTCATTAAGCATGAAAATTGTTCTGAAAAATCAGTCGAAGAATGGGGAACAGAAAGCGAAGAAAACTATTATGCCGATAAGGGCTACTATTATTTAGATTAAGGAGAATTATGAAACTTACTAATACATTTATTGCCGACCTAATTACCGGCTACAACAGAGGCAAAAACAGAGCCAAGAATATACACGTCCAAAAAAGCAACGGATCGTGGACAAAAGTAAACATTATGGGCTACATAATGATCAATAAATTAAATAAGGCAGATTATGAGTAAAACAGAAGAAAAAACAAGAACTACAAAAATAATTTATGCAGATTTAAAAAACGGCAGTTCAGATAGCTACTTATGGTTAGGTAATGATAAGTTTGCACAAGTGTTTAACGAATGGGATTTTGAAAATAACGAAGGCAAGTTTAAAGGATTTATGGAATTTGACTGTCGTGTTGGATTTACTATTGAACATGACGAGTTAAGAGAGGAAAAAGATATTATCGGCAGAAGTTTTGACGACGGGTTGCCAAACTCAGAAATAATAGATTATGAACTAGAAGAAGTAATTTGGAAATTTGAGGAGAGTAATCATGAGTGATGTCGAAGTAAAAATAAATATATCTGAAAATTTAAATCAATGTATGACCTGTGACCATACAGGTAATAAGTGGGCAGAACACCCAAAAACTAATGAATGTGTTTGTCCTGTATGCCTTAGTACAGATTTTTATATTATCGAGGAGAGAGCAGATGAAATCAAAAATTAAAAAGAAACTATACACTACTTTAAAAAACGTAGAATTTTTGGTAGATCAAAATAAGAAGATCCCGCCAAAACAAATATTAACTTTACCTTTGGGTAAACTAGATACCCCGATTACAACGGGACGAGAATTACTGTCGTATCTCGAAGAACATTTGAATACCAAACGTTACGATTTCAGAAAGCGTGGTCGAGGCAGTAGACCAAGAGGTTATGTAAGTGATCTGCCTATAGATATGGCAGAAAAAGTAGCTATTTATTCAAACGAAAAATCCCGAATTGCAAACCTAGAGCAAGAGTTTTATGCCAAAGAACGTAGCCGTTGGCAAGTATGTAATGCCGTCTTTGAATTAAAGAAAAGGTTAAAGGATCATGCCGAAAGATTTGAGAATGATTTTGTTATTAGAGAGAAACAGAAAAAGAAAGGAAAAAACAATGAGAGATAAAATACGACAAGCTAAGGATTATATACTCAAACTCGATAGTTATGATGAAACTCTTTGGGACTTTTTTGAAGAAAACGGCGACGTCTTTAATGGGGACGCAAAAGATTTAAACAAATCATTTGTGCGTGGTTGCAATGTATATATTGATAACCCTAAAGAGTTTGATAGTTATGATAGTGGTTGGATTGACGCTTGTGGTTGGAGTATTAGAAGTTTAGCCGATTGGATATGCGAAAAAGATAAAGGAGAGAATAATGAGTAAGGAAGTTTTTTTAAAAAACCATGAAGGTATTAGTAATGTTTTTATGAAGAAATTTAAAAATACGGGTGATGTTGATTTAGATTATTTACTTGAAACTAAAAGTATAACTAAAAAATTATACAAAAAAATGCAAGGTAAAGATATTTATGAGATTGGATATAGATATCCACATGATTCATATCCAAGTGCAGGTAGTTATTGGTTTGGAAATAAAAAAGAAAGAGATGAATTTTGGAATGAAGAATTATCAAAATATAAGGAGTGAATGATGAAAACTTGGACTAGCGTAATTACATATTCTGTATTGGATATGGGTAGAGAATGTGAAACAGAAGAAGAATATAAAGAATGGGTTAAACAGTCTTTCAAGGAAGAACATAATATAGAACTTGGAGATAATGAAATATCCGATATTGAATATGAGGAGATCAATAAGAAATGATAACATTACAAAGAATAAAAAATATCGCAGAAGATATTATTGCAGATGATGAATGGGTAAATGATAGTCATACTCAATCAGAACATGCAGGTATCAAGGCAGGACTATATGCTTTGATAAATCACTTAGAAGAAACGGAGGGGAAAACATGAGTAATGAATTTGAAGTACATTGTTTTGGTAATTTGTCTATTGAAGAATTAGAAGAATATAAAGAAGATTTTCTTTCTATGTGTGATAGCGAAATACAAGCAAAAACAGTAGCAAAAGAATTTGATGAACTTTCTATAAAAGAGTTTGCTGATAAATACCCAAACAATTCTCACATATGGGCAAATGATTGTGTTGCAGACCGAATCCATGGCATTTTATCTTCATGGGAAGATCCTGATCCCGTATATGACAAAGATGGTAGATATAACTGGAGGCAATTGATATTGAATTACTGCAAAGATAAGGAGGGAGAATGAAAAAGAATATTACGAAAGATTGGGAAACCAAAATCTCTAAATTTTTAGTAGGTAAAACTATTAAAAAAATTGAATACCTTTCCGAAGCTGAAACTGAGGAAATGGGTTGGAATAAGATTCCTTTGGTAATTGAATTTACAGATGGCACATGGATTTTTCCAATGTGTGATGATGAAGGTAATGATGGTGGGGCTTTAGCTACTAGCAATAAAGACCTATACACTATTCCTGTAATGTGGAATAGATAAGGAGGAAGAATGAGTAAATTAAAGAATTTTTTAACAGACGATTTACAAAAGCTGGAAAAGGCTTATACAGAAATTGACAACATAATTGCTGATAGAGTTCATTACATAAAAGAAGATACTAAGATTTCAGAACATTTGGAAACACTAGAAAAATTTTTATTGTATTGGCAACATCATCATAAAAAATTATAGGATATGAATGATGAGTGATATATATACAATTAAAGATGTGTTAAAGGTTGGCAACCTTTTAGACAATGGAACTAACTTTAAATGTATCAAATGCGATAAAAAAGGAGAAATGACTTATCAAGCATTGCCTTTTGAATCAAGTGAATATGGCTTTGATTACAGTTGTGGTTGGTGTGGAGAATGGCAAATAGAAGAGGAAGCATGAGTAAGCCTAAATACATACGAGCAACATATCATCAAACGATAGAATTTGACTTAGAAGAGTTGGGTATTGATTGGGATAAAGTAGATTATTATTCAATTAAACACTCTGAATTAGATATTTATTATACAGATGGAACTACAAAAACTTTTCAAATTACTACAGAGCATGAGATTGATTGGAAAAGTGTAGATAGTGTAGCAGTCTTAGATGAATATTGGAATGAGGTGAATAATGAGTAAAAAGTTCAAAGATTTTTATAAATGGTCGTCTGATAAGTTAAATGAACTAGGTAATTTAGATCATACAAGCAAAGAGGCAGAAGAAATAAAAATAGAAATGGGATATTCTTCTGATGCAGACTATTGGGATATAAACCATGATGTAGTAAAGATAAGAGATGTTGTTGATTGGTATGAAGAATGGAAACAAAAGGGGTGGTGATGAAAACAATTAAATTTACACAAGAAGAAATAAATCAATTATATAACGCACTTGAAACTATACCAGGTGAAATTTATGCAGAGTGTGATACACCAGATGATCCAGACAAAGAATTATTATCTGCGATACAAAAACTCAAACAAAAGAGATCAAGTTAATTTTTATTTTATTTGTGATATATTACCACTTAACGACATAACTGAGTGAGGAGTTAGATATGCTAGGAGAGATTATAAAATTTGAATACGATCAACAAAGTAATTTTCAAACCAATTTTGAAATCTACATACGCAAAGTTTTACAAGAACGTAAAAACTTTAACGAAGATCAAGACTTAGACATACCAGAATTGTATGAAGAATTTAAAAAGAGATATGGCCAATACGATTGCGTATGATTGAACTTTTAATCTTCTTCGTTATCTTGTGGGGCATCTTCTTGGACTTCGTTGACGACAGAAGATTTAAGTGAACTATCGTCTACTAATTCACCTTCAACAACATCTCCCATAATTTGCTTTAGTCTGTTTTCTATTTCTGCCCTACTCATTTGATCAATTTTACCAAATCTTACCTCTTTTCTGTCAACCACTAACCCCCCGACTTTCAATAAACTGTTTTGGGCAGCTATGGCAGCATTATAAGATCCCGACTCTAATGCTTTGTCCCGAATGTCGTATAGATCTTTGACAGCTCTTTCTTGGTTTAACTCATACTTCTTTCTCACCTCACCCATCAAATAGTTTATTTCTTTCTTAACTTCAGGATGATTTAAATTTTTA